TTATCGATTCTACTAATGATACGTATAAGACAATGCCTGAACTGATTAGAACACAGTTTTATGATGCGACTATCTTTGTAATTTCTTATACCGTAGAAACTCGTAATGGTCTATCTCTTCTCTTTCTTTTGGTAAATGATGGGAAACCACTTAACCACCCTGAGAAATTAAACTCATTTGTTACAGTAACGGCAAATATTATCCGTGAACTTGCTTCTAAACATGGAAAATACTTTGCCCATAAGTCGCAGAACTGGTTCGCTGAATCAGCACGGAATAGACGTGGCATCGATGACTTTGTTGCAGGTTGTGCCTTCGTTTACGCAAAACCCGCCACTAATATTAGTCCAACGTCTCTGGAAGACTTTTATCGAGATGGTTCGGATAGTGAACAAGAGATGGAGTCTTTCAAAAAAGTGTTCAACGCTTTCATGAAAGACGTTATGACCGAGAATGCATATGCGATTTATAACCGCAATTCAATATTGGATTTGTTCTTCATCTATAAGACAATGCATAATGATAAAAGAAAAATCAATGATAACGAAGAGTTCTTGAAAGCTTACATGGTTGTATTAGCAGAACTTCTAGAGAGTAAAGAACTCCATGTTGTCGATGGAGCAGTAGACCCTAAATCATTCGAGACTATGATTGGTGGTCGATCTATGAATAATAACATTGTTCGTAATCGGTTGATACTGGAAAAATTCGACATGGAGTCTTTGACAACAAAGCATGATAAAAAACGCGGTTTCTCGCCAAAGGACAAAATGATAATGTCAGTTCGTAGTGGATTTCTGACTGCTGAGAAAAAAGACATTGTTTTGCCACTACTACACACAAATGCTTATCATGGTGGCCACGTTGTACCCCACAGTAAAGGTGGCGAAACATCCCTTGATAATGGTGTAATCCAAGAAGCGGTAGATAATCTGAAACTTGGTGCTAACGAATTAAATGTGTAGTTAATTTAGGACTATATACAATCATGCGGAATTAGTATAATGGCATTACAAGAGGTTTCCAACCTCATGACGGGAGTTCGATTCTCTCATTCCGCTCCAAACACACACCCCCCGCACTAGGCGGGGGTTTTATTATTAAGGGTATCATCATGATTGATTGTATTGAGACTAACACATACTCGTTAGGGATATTGGGTCGTTCAGCATCACGTAGTTTTGCTAACTACATTTCCCGATATTACTTTGACTATGTGTGGGAACAATATCGTAACGTTCAGTTAGATGTAGAGAACACTGACCTAAAGTACCCGTCACACCACCCTTACACATGGATAACCGTTGATGACTTCAATGACTGTAATGCTTTAGTCTTAGACCCACCAACCATAATGGTAGTACGTGATCCGATAGACCGAGCAAGAAGTGGTTCTGGTGTGAACTACGAACCTGTGTTTCACGGTGCGCCAATATTAACTGAGATTGATTGGGATGGTATAGACTACATCATTCCGTTCGAAGACCTAGAGTTGTACATAGGTCAGACTCAGTGGTCTAATACAGATAACATGACAATTAATCCACGATCCTCTAAGGAAGAACGGTACGCAAAGGAATCTGATAGGGGTTCTTTCTATCAAGCACTTGGTATAGAACCCTACGCGAATATTATTAAGGAGTGGAAGGTTGAGGATTATGACTATGATGCAGAGATTAAGTGTTATGAAAACGTTCTACAGAACAAGAAACAACTACCACCAGAACTGTGGAAGAGCTTAGTCAGAGATACCGTGTGGTGTAACATACCATCTAAACATCTAAAACTTATGTAAACAAATCGGGGGACTCCATGTCCCCCTTTTTTATTCTTATTCCTTTGGTTCGGTCTTAGCGGTTCCGGTCTTAACTGCAACATCTTTAATTAGATTAGAAGTTACGTCAAGAAAACCTGCGGTAATACCGAAAGTGTCTGAACCAACACCCTTGATAATTCCACCAGCGCCATCTACTGTCGCATCAACTGTACTACAAGCAGTCAAGAACAACATGGCAGATATGATTAAAAGTCTCATATCAATCTCCTGTTGGTGTCTTTCCGATTGTGGGTTCCTTTCCACTGGTGCGGTGCGTACCACATGATACGCAGAACGTCTTCCATGCATGTATTTATACATATAAAAAAAGGGTCTCCGAAGAGACCCTTAAAGAACGGTGAGTTACCTCACTCTTCTTATTACAGACTTATGTCAAGATGTTAGTAACCTTGAAGATTCTGTAGTACTGGTTAGTCTTAACAGTAGCAAGACCGTCCGAAGGTGCAGCACCAACGAATGGGTTAGATGCCATACCATAACGAGTTTTGAACCCGATACGTGGTTGGAAGTCATCTTCGCCAACAGCTTTAACCATTTGTAATGGTACATATGGGCAGTAGAATACACCGCTGTCATATGGGTTAGTACCCTTATAACCAACAGTTACATAGTCTACGTTGGCATATGGATCAATGTACACACGAATGCGTCCATTCAACAAACCAGCAAAAGTGTTACCAGTATCATCAACCTGAAGGTTGTTGTTGATAGCAGGAGCATAGTCCAAAGTACCGGCAGCAGCAAGTGCAGTAGCAACATCTGAAGAACAGATTACTACGTTACCTTTACCACGGCGAGTTTCTTTAGCAATGACGTTACACTCACGATCAATCTGAACACCAAGACCTTTGAACTTCTCAGCAGACCAACGACCATCAGTGTCAGCAGACATATTAAAGATACCTTTAGCGGTAACGTTAGACTGTTGAGCACCAGTTTTTGCTTGGGTGTTGATAGTACGAATTACTTCGCGGTTGATTTCAGCAAGAATCTCAGTAGACAAGATGTTTGCCAACTCAGTTTCTGCGTCTAGACCGTGGATTGCTTTAAGGTCTTGAGCAAGTTCAAGCGTGTATTCTGCTTTAAGTGCACGTGACTTAGCAGTAACAGTTTGACGTTCGATGGTGAAACCCATCTCGTTGAACGCTGAACCACCAGTAGCACCAAGTGCTTCTGCGTCTACAGTTGGCATTCCGCCAGCAGCAAGACCAGTTAGACGAGCACCTTGTGAGTCAATTCCGTTCCAACCAGAAGCGTTGTCAGAATCGTGAGTACCAGAACTATCACCAGAGAACTGAGTCTCAGCTTCGTTGAATAGTGCTTCACGGTTAGTAGTTGCTCCACCCTTATAACGTGACTTCATCGCGAAGATGAGACCAGTTGGGCCGTTCATTGGTTGTACACCACATACATCGTATGCGATTAGGTTAGGCATTGCACGGCGAACCAGTGAAATTAATACTGGGTTGAAGTTGTTTACAGAACCAGTGTTGTTAGCAGCAGATGCAGCATTCTCGCTTAAGAATCCCATTGCAGATTCGCTCTGCTCCATCATTGCTTTTTCTTGGTTCTCTAGGATTGCAGCAGTAACTGAACGCTTGTGATTGTCTGTAATAGCACCACAAGACGCTTCGTTAAGGACTGGAGCCCATTTTTCCATTAAACTATCGTAAGATTGCATTGTATTTTTCCTTAATATTTAGGTGTTGTTTTGCGAATTGCAGAGAGGTAACCTTCCATTACAGATGATACTTCGACTTCTTGATCAGCATCTTCTACAATTTGTTCTACTTCTTCGCTATTAGCGATTTCTTTGGTGAAGTACGACTCTACAACAGTCTTAACTTTGGCAGCGAAAGAATCTTCGTCTTCAAAATCAATACTCTCTACGAGTGACTTCAATTTAACTACTTGAGTCTCTGCAAGGTCACGAGACGCTTCACGGATTACTGTGTCACGCTTGTATACTTCCAGTTCCTCAGTTGTATTAATAACTTTCTGAGTTGTTTCATTGAGAGTTTTCTCAAGTTGTTCAACAGATTCAGCAAGTTCGTCAACTAGGTCAACTTTGGATTGAGGTACGTCAATGTAAGACTCAGTAAATAAGTCCTTCATCTTGTCCATGAAAGTCTCGGCAATTTCAGTACGGAGACCGTTCTGGATTGCAATTTGATTTTCTTCCATCCAAGATTCAACTACATAGTTCAGGTAGCTGTCTACTTTCTCTACAAGGTCTGCTTTAGTAGAAGATACTTCTTCTGCCAACTCTTCCTTGTACTGCGCTTCCATACGGTCTACTTCTTCAGACAGTTTAGATTTTACAGCTGATTCAAAGATTATTGCGGTTTTAGCTTTAAACTCATCACTGAGTGTTGCTTCAGACTCGACTAGTGCGTCCAATTCAGCAGCAGTGTCAATCTGTGTTTCCACGATTGCATCCACATTATCCATATCTACTGATTCGTTTTTGTTATAACTTGCATACATGCTTTGCATGTCTAATTTAGACATCCCCAACATTTTGTTAGTCATAGCACTAATCATACCCGCTTTGGTCTTTGGAACCGGAGCTTTCTTTGTAGCTTTCGCTGCTTTGTCTATAGACGCAATTGATTCTTCTTCGTCTGTAGCATTAGCATCGACTGCTGCTTCTTCGAGAGTTTCTTCCACGATACCGTTAATATCATCGCGGAGTTCAATCTCTGAGTTACTTAGTTCAGTCATGTTTGACTCCTTAAATACTAGATTTAATTAACGAGAGGAAATTTTTGAACTCTCGAACACTTGTCTCATACAAGACAGTTTTCGGAGCAGTTTTAATTTCAGTCTCCATTTTTTCAATGACTTGAGGGGAAAGAATGCCGTTATTCCAAACCCAATCTACACCTTCCATGATACCATTAACAAAGGCTTCAGGTGCGGAGGGGTCTTGTACGATGTCAACTGTACTAAGAATGAAGTCGTCTTTAACGACCATTGCGCCATTTCTATTCTCAAGGCTACCCATACCACGAGTTGACACACCTAGTTGAACACCACCTTCAAGAAGACCTTTTACAATCCTACCCATTGGAGTATCCAATATTTGTGCCTTTCCAACCACATCATTTCCGTTAAACTTCAACTCGGTGATGAGGTGTGAAACTTTATCCAAGTTAACTGTCGGGCCTTCAGGGTGATTTAACTCACCTACTGCGCGTTTCTTGTTAACCTGTTCTGTAACATACTTACCTACTGCCCGTTCCATAATTGCTTTGGGGTAGATACGTCCATTACGATTCTTTGTGTCTGCTTGTGCGAAAACGCCTTCGATCACGTATGATTTCTCACCGTTCTCTTTCTTCTCTATTAAACATTTTAGAGTGTCGTTTTCTGTAAACTCAGTAATAAGTTTCATTAAGTTAATTCCTTGATTACTTTAGTTGCAGACTTTTCTGCGTCTTTTTGGGATTTGAAAGCGTCTAGTTTATCACCATCAATATACACCACAAAGGGCAAACTACCCGTGTCCTTAACTATAAGAACAGGGATACCATTTATTTTCTTTTTTAAGACCACGTCACCTTTCGGTTGTTTGGTCTTTAATTCTAATAGAATTGTTTTATAAGATTTCATAGTATTATTTATAAGAATTAGAATTTATAAACTGAATTAATCTTCGTCTTCATCGTCTAGTTCAGCAATAACTTCTTCTTCTTCGTCTTCCTCTTCGATATCTATCTCTTCGATATCAGAGTCATCCTCGACTTCATCGTCATTAAACATAGCTTGTGCAACTGCAATACGTTGTGCTTCCAGTGCGTCAGCCATCTTACTTTGGATAAGACTTTGGAACGATCCCTCAGCGCTGTTTAGTTCGCCATCGGTGATGTTATTAATCAGTTCCTGTACCGCAGATACTTCTACTACTTCACCTTCTGAATTTTCTACTTCACTCATTCTACTTCCTCATCGTCTTCGTCTACGGTTGCGTTCTCACCTTCGACTTGTTTTTTCATTTCTTCAATGTCTTCGTCAGACATCATCATTACGTTCTTCATTGCCCACTCACGTGAGAAATACTCACCCACATACTGAGATACTTGGTCAAGGGTCTGTAGTCTGTTCTGTAACAGTTCCGCATCCTTCAACTCAGTAAAGTGGTTGTCTCTCTGGAAGTCTACTGTGATAAAACCCTTCCACTCAGCCCAGTCCTGTTCAGTGATAACACCTTTCAGTATGAGTTGTTTCTTGAGTATAGCAGTAAACAATGTAGAGAAACGTCTACGTAGACGGTCAATAAACTTCTGGAACTTAACTTCGTCCCGTCCGATTTCAGTTGAACGACCTAACGTAAATTGTGCTTCCTGTTCCAAACGAGACACAGGTACGTTCAATGAACGATACAGTCTCTTCTGGAAATAGATAATATCATCAATCTGTCCGAGGTTCTCACCGCCAGGCAGTGTACTAATCTCAGTACCACGACCACCTTCTCTACGTGGTAACCAGAAGTCTTCCAACATAGACATATGTTTACGGTCATCTTTCAACTGACCAGTGTTCGAATCGTAAACAATCTTATTACGATAACGAGACATGATGTCTTTCATATATGCTTCTGATTTATTACGAGGCATATTACCTACGTCAATATAGAAGATACGTCTTTCGGGTGCACGTGCGAGACGATAGATAACAAGACTGTCTTCCATCATACGCAGTTGATTAATTGGTTTCAGTGCTTTATGTAGGTATGAAACAACTTGTTTCTTACTAGGGTCTAATAGACCACTTGATACATAGGAAACACTATCTGGAGAAAGTCTTATGCCCTGTTGGGTTCCCGCTTTCTCTTGATAGATGTAAAACTCGTTGACTTCTTTGACTATTTTTGCACCAGTCTGTTGATCTTTGTCGTGTTTTACTTCTTTAACTTTACGAATCTTTGCAGCATCAATTGTTCTGATCTCTTGAATGCCAGCTTTAAGATTGGATTCATTGACTACGAGGTGGTGGTATACACGACCATCTACATAGAATGAACGGAATATGTCATGACCCAGTTCTCCAAAATTCAACATACTATAGATGTTATTGAACTCTTCGGTCATTTGTTTTTTGATGTTGTTGGGTGCTTCTACCTTATCCAGATTGAGTTCGCAAGACATATCCTGTTCTGAACCAACGATGGATTCATTAACAATGTCTTCGATTGCGGCATCTACTTCTGGGTGTGTTGCAACTCCACGATACTTGATAATAAGCTGTTGATTGTCCTTTGCCTTATTACCTTCCATGTCAATGTATTGACCATAGTGAGAACCAGACGCAGTAACGTACCCCGCACCATCATCATCGGTGGGAGCAACAATAGACTTTAACTTGTCTTTTTCTTTCTCTGGTTTTTCCTGACGTTTCAGTTCAAACCCAAAGAGTTTTATGCCGTTATTGTCTGACTCTGCCATATGTACTTATCTCTCTCAATGCTCTTATAATAAAGGGGTAGAGTTTATTCCCTACCCCTTTACTTATAACTAGTTTAACTATGGATTAACTAGTGGTGTCACTTTCCCAATACTGAATTTGGAAGTCTACAGTAAACTCTTCGATAGCATCGTTGGTTTCGTAACTAACGGCAATCTCACTGACGGTAGTAGGGAAACATCCACGGAAGTTATAAGTTTTTATTGTAGAACCATCACGGTCAAGTTGTTCAATGATCAGGTCTGCTTGATAATCGGTAGGATTATTCAAACCAGTATTTATCTGGTGACCATTCATACCATTCATCCAACGTTCCATAGCATTACGGATTGCGAAATCGGTATCATTGATAATTGTTACTGTCCAAGGTGCAAATATACGGTCACCCGCCATTTTTAATTGGCGACCTCTGAACGGAACTTCGAACACTCCCATTTCTGAAGCAGGTAACGCTGCCGTCTTACACAAGAAGGATGTAAGTTCTACATCTCCCCCCGCATAGCCAGGAAAGTTGATGGTTGCTTTGAAGAGGTTGGGACGTGCGCCCCCGCCTCTTAGTTTTGATTTAAAATCGTCTACGCCTAAAATTGCCATTTCTCAATACTCCTTATACTGTGCCAACTATTTCTTCAAACTCGACACCAGTTCTAACTGCAACAAAATTCAATGTTACGTAGTTAATAGAACGAGCGGGTTTGATGAAGATAGAAGCTATGAATTCATTACGTGAGGTAACTGCTGGAGTGTTGTTCGTCTCGTCACAGATTACTCGGAAGTCCGTGATACCACGTCTACCTTGAATCTCACGAAGGAACGGTTCAACGATGTTAACAAACTCAGCACGAGTAAACTCGTCATTGAATTCAAACATTACGTTGCGACCAGCAATTGCAATTGCACGTTCTATACCTAGGAACAATCTACGAACGTTAATGCGATCAAACGCACTTGGACGTGACATATTTGTCTTATCACCGAAGAGCATAACACCTTCGCCTGGGATATTTGCGATTGGGTTAATACCAACCTTGTACAATGCATCTCTTTCTGCTTTAGTCGGAGATACTACGATGTCGGTAATACCAAGGTAACGACCACGTCTAGAACCAGCAGGACTGAACCAAGGTGCAGCGACTAAGTCGGTTGCAGCCATAAGACCAGCAGTGGAAGATGCAGCAGGAATCTTAATATACTTATCGTTGTACTTATCAAATACTTTGATGTAGTTGTTATCTTGTATAGCGTAAGATGACTTAGTGTATAGGTTACCGTTAGTAAGGATAGCAGCGTTAGTACCAGTAGTGACTACAGCAGTACGAGAAGGTGATGCAACAGCAACACAATCCTTACGTAGTTCAGCAGTAGCGATTAGGTCATTTACGACAGTAGTAGCCGATGCATTGGAGATTGATTCGGGTGCAATTAAGAAGTCAACTTCGATGTTGTCAACGTCTTCGAACTTGTCGTATCCACGAAGAACGTCATCAGTTCCAAGGGAAGCAGAAGTGATACCACTGTTGAACGACCATGTGCTTTGAGCACTGTCGAAACTACGACCATTAAATGCGGCACCATTCATTGCTGGGGCACTAAGGGTTGCGAAGTCTGCGGTAGATACGGCAGAGGTGCCCCAATTACCAACTCCATTACGGGCTGTTATTGCAGCGGCATTACCTGCACCAACGAAATCGTTTGATCCGTTAGCAGAGTCTGCGTGGAATGCACCTGCATAAATCCAAGCAGAACGATCCTTTAGAACGTCTACATAGTAGTTTGATGTTCCGTCAGGAGATTTTGCGTTGGAAGCAACAGATAGGTACGGGAACGTCTCAAGGACAGTTCCAGCAGTTCCAGAGATGTCACCAGTTTCGTCAATAACCGCAATGTGGATTTCATCGTTCAGTGCGCCAATACTAGTAGCGAAAGGAGATGTACCAGTTGGGCCATCGAACGAACCTTTATAAGCCCAAGCATCGAAGATAGTCTTAGCTCTGGCAGTGTTACTACTACCTGCCGTATCTACTCCTATAAGAGAAACTTTAAGAGAGTTACCTAGTGCGCCAGGATATTTCGCAATAAAAACACCATCAGAACTATCTATAGATAGTGCGTCAAGTGCGTCTCGGTTATTGACCGTCTGTGCGGTCAACGAGCCAAGACTAGCGTGGTTCGCAACAGCGTTAACGCCGTCACTGTCCTGTTCACGTACTACGTACATTGAATTGGAGTATCTTAAAAAATATGCAGCAGAGTGAAAATCTACCGAGTTTGCGTCAGTTGGTGCGCTGAATGTGCTTACTAAACCAGTCTCATCCGAGATTAGTGTTGCAACACCTACAGGGCCCCATCCGAAGTTTCCTACGATTGCACCAGTAGAGGTTTGAACATTGGGGACTACGCCCGTCAGGTCAATTTCCTTTACGGTTACCGCAGGAGAAGCAGAGGGTGTAAAAAGAGCCATAACTTTATCCTTTCGTTTTTTATCTAATTATAAGTTAACATAATACGGTGCGAACACCGTCATTATTAACGGTAGTTTCAATACATTTATTTATAAGAATTGTTATTTAAAGAAAGTGCTTGACAAATTGTGTAAAATAGTGTATAATCCTAGCTGTTCAGGGGAAAGCTGAATACCCTTAGTTACCACTGAGTTCCACCTTCGAATGTGTGCCATCCTCTAGATGTGTCTTCGTCATCAATAACATCATCTAATCCATTATCAATGAAACCAACTGGTGGTACGTCATCGTCAATCTCTTTCATCTTCCTTGCAAACATCATCTCTTTAAGATTAATGTCTGTCATGTCAGCAAAGAACTGTGACGTTACGAAGTATCCGAACATAACAAGATTCATCATCAGGTCATCGTGGTTACCATCAGATGCTTCGTATGACTGACCTCTTGAAGTAAAGGTTGATATCTCCATGATGGTATTCTCATCAACGATACTCAACTTCTTCTCTTCTAGTATATCCTTGATAGAAGAACAACCAAGTCTCTTGGTCTTCCTATTTATCTCTATGCCAATTCGGTCTGCCTTGACTGCGGACTCCATATGAAGGTTCTCATACTCTAGGTCTTGATACAGTCCATTACACACAACCGTACCTTGGTCGTTTGATTCAACAACAACATATGCCTCATTGTAGAAATTTGCATACTTATATATAATATTAGGAAAGAGTAATGGAGAAATAGTATTATTGCGATAGACGGCAACCTGTTTGAAAGGTCTTGTGCTAATGTCGATTACGTTAAACGTAGAATAATCTTGACCTCTTCCTTTTGATACGTCCACACACATAACATATTCGTGTTCTTGTTCTGGATTGTCATATATTAAGAAGTCACCCCCTTCACGATGAGACGAAGGGTTTGATGCACGAAACCCCAATAGTGTCTCGGCATTAATTAGGGTGTCACCTGTTCCAAAGAAAGTATTGCCAAATTCTTGGTCAAACTGTAATTGGGATGTATTACCTATCGTCTGTTTCTTCCATGCCTCGTCTCGGCCCGGCACATCATACCAGTTCACTGTAAACGGAATGAAGTCATTTACCTTCTGTACCGCACCTTCCCATATCTTATGGAACGTATTACCGATACCATTTGCGGTAGATGTAATGATAACCTTAGTATCTTTACCCGCAGAGATAACAGGATAGGTAGAAGTGTAGAACTCATTTGCACGTTCAACAAACGCAAACTCATCTAGGAACAATAGGTTAACCGACATACCACGAATAGAACTACCAGAGGTAGATGCGGCAATGATACGTGAGTTGTTACTGAATTCGATAGAACCCTTGTTGAGTGCCTTAGTTCCTGGCTGAAGGAAGAACGGAAGGTTCTCCAACATGAGTGTGACACGACCCAACATCTCCCTTGCAGTAGAACCTTTGTTCGCAAGTACAGCAATGACCTTCTCACTGTGGAAGACCGCAAACCAGAGTATGTAACCAACCGAACTGATTGATTTACCTGACTGTCTACACGCAAGTACGATAGAGAATCGGTTGTTATTGAAGTGGTCAAACATCGTCTCTTGATATGGATACAAGTCAAACGGCACTAACCCGTCATCCAGAGAGATTACTTTTAGATAATTCTTACAGAAGTATACAGGGTCACTCGAACACTTTAAGTATTCTTTGATTTCCCATTCGGTAAAACTATGTTGAACTCCATCACGCTTAACATTAATGTTACCTAGATAGGATTCATTCCTGTTCGGGGTTGACTTCAACATCTATTATGGTATCCACTTGTTTTTCATTCTGTATAAGTCGTTGTAGGTCTGTAGTAGTTCCTACGAACAGGTTATTGGTAGTTGTACCACCAATTTGTTTGGGTTCATCGGTCTGGTTGATTTCCTTGTGTTTCTTATTCAAGTCCATCAGTTTGTCAGTGACATCTGCCATGTTCTTCATCATACCAGATAGTACTTCAAAAGCACGGGGGTGTTCACTCTCACGTGCCACCTCAATCATCAACTCCATACTCTCCTTACCCTTCTCGATTATATCGCGATAGGTTTCACGGGAGGTAGTATAGTCATCTTTGATATTCTTATCGTTACTTGTATCACTCATATATTATCCACTGCTATCCAAGTCTACTGTAGTAAATCCATAGTCACTGTCCGCAGCAACACTAGATGGATTCGGAGTAATCTTCTGCGTCTTGAGATATGTGTCACTGTCCCGTAATCCAGTTTCTTGTAAGAAGAAGTTGTTTCGGACATCACGAATAATCTCACCAGTCCCTTCGGGCCCATATAACGCAATTTTCATTTCGAAGTCTAATGTATATATAATAGTCCTACGTTGTTCTATCGAACCCTCGTAATCATCTTGGAAGGTTATGCCCGACATAGAGATAGGAACATCTTCGGTTAGTGTAGGAATATCTGCAAAGGGTTTAATCGTTGCGGTGTACTGTGGTGCAAAATATGGTAGAATCTGTTCAACAAGTTGTAACGCATCGTCCTGCGACTTTGCATAGATGTTTAACTGAAACGAGATTGTATACGGAGTAGATGTGTAAATCTTCTGTCGTTTAGTTATCTCATTACTTGCTTTAGAGATTTTGTTTACCTTGGGTAACTGTCGTGACGGGTCATATGCCATGTTTGTAATCTCAAACGACATACGAGGTAACTTAATAGCAACCCTACGTTCTGCATCCTCACCCTTACTCATCTCATCCAAACGTGAGATGAAGTTTCTCTTTGGTGCATATGACAGAGGTACTTTAACCTGTGATACTGTCTCCCCCGCACTATTGTGACGGAGGACGTGTAGGTTGTTGAACATCGACCCAAATACAGATACCGCAGTTCTTACTCTCTTATGATAAAACCATGTTCCAAACATTACAAGTCTCCGAACGGATTGGACTCAGAGAAGTCGAGGAAGTCGGCTTCGAAGTCATTAAAGGTTTTGTTCTGTGCGTCTTTCTGAATCTCTTGTAATTCTGCAACAAGAGTAGGTTTAGCGACCCTACCCGAAGATTGTCCGGTAACCGATCTGCCTGTTACGAAAACATGATACTTACCATCAGTTGCACCTGCGTGTCCGATATGTAAGGTGTTGTCAGAATCAGTCCAACGAGTAATTTCACCTACCATGTCATATCCAGTGAAAGTCTGCAATACCTGTTCACCAATCGTGAAACTAGTACCAGTTGTGCCAGCAAGGTTGTTGTATAAACCAGAGGAGTCGAGTGTCAAGGAGTATTGGAATGCACCTTCACCTTCCACCATGTCAATATCAACAACATCAGTATCAAAGTCTTCGTCACTGTATTCAAACAGTTCACACTGCATACGGAACGTGGGAAGATTTTGTAACTGGAAAAATGGACTCTCAGTCTCTACCTTACGAATCTCGAAGATAGACTTGGACAATGACAAGAAGATTAGGTCACCTTCACGTGGACGGAAGTTTGCCGTTTCCGCTAGACGTGCACCGACAAGTTGTTTCCATCTCTTTCTAGAGACGATGAAGTTTGCTTGGTCTCGGAGTTCGATTCCAAATTTGGTGAATAAGTCTCCCTCTCCATCAAACGCTTCGGTGTTCTCGATATACATTTCTATCTTGTATGCAGAACCAAAACGTGACGGGATGTCATCAAGAAAGATTGAATCCTTGTTAACGATTTCTCGTGGGAGGTAATATACATCCTGTCCATACATCTGGAGGGCTTCAATTATGATGTCCTCGTAGACGTTTTGTTCAGAACGAACACCTTGTTTGAAATACGGGTTCGTTGCCATTATGTTATCCTACAAAGAAGTCTGGTGGGGTATCATACTCATTATATATGCGTTGACGAATAACTTCGATTTCCGATTTGGCATCTTCGTAAATTTGTCTACCATTAAGTTGAACACCGCCAGGCAGTACCATTCCTTCAAACTTAATAAGGTTTGCACCCCACTGTTCTTTTATGAGTGCGGTTGCGTATTCTTTCAGGAATATATTATTATATAGTTTACCATTAGCGTTGGCACTTGTCGCAACATACATTTCAGCCACGATTGATTTACCAGCCTTGAGGTCTCCAGTTCCACCAAGATCACCAAATATCTGTAAGGCGTTACCCTGTCTTGTCCATTGAATCTGTGGAGTACCCGTCAGTTTCATATCAATGAGACTCAGGTACTGTTGCATTTGTTCGTAACCCGCAATGTCAGCCAGACCATTTTGCATACCATGAATATCATTAAGACGCATTTGATATTTAGCGTCCATGAAACTAGTGCTACTAGATGAAGTGTCAAACGGAAGTACTCGCAAAATACTCAATATGTCATCTGGGTTTATACCTGACGGTAGTACCCCTTCGTCCAAATCGAAATCAATACTACCTCTAGTTACCATTGCAGCTGTTATGGTGATTGTAACGTAAATTCGGTAACTACCCTCACCATTGTATTCACCAAACAGTTGTAACGCATCGTTAACACGGTCTTCAATTTGTTCATCGTCCACGTTGATTTCGATCACGGGGTGTCCCAATCTACGGAGACAGTAATCGACAAACTGGGATCGACTTGTTATTCTATTGTATTGTGACATTTATCTATTTATCCTTAGTTTAACAACGAACCTGCGTTATTGTATACGTTGATGCGGTAGTGTGCACCGTGTTGTCCATCTAACAAGTCCGCATCCAAACCACTTGAGGCACCATCCACTGCTTTGATTGCGGTCAATGTGTCGGCATTTGATCTGTTAGTAAATGTGTACGCACCACTACTTGAGTTGTAAGCAAGTTGACCACTTGCACTAAACATTCCTCTAACATTCGCAGAGTCAATATCCATCACACCAGTAGAAGCATTATATGCAAGTCCGTTACGACCTGCGATAGATGCTCTTGCTCTTGCGTTGGTGTAGTAGAGATTGGTGTTCTCGGCCAAGTTCGCAGTAGTGAATGGACTTAGGTTAATATTATCAACAAAGTCATCTCCGCTTGTTGCGATAGTAAGATTACCATTACTTGAGTCGTATGTTACCCCAGTGATACCAGATACACCAATCGTTCCTGCACTGTCAACAAAACCATTTGAGTCGATAGTGAGGACAGGGATTGCAGTTGCGGAACCATATATTCCTGCGGTTACTGTAGTTTGTGCATCACGGTTGACTTCACCAGTGAATATACCACCCGCAAAGTTACCACTCGCATCACGGGCAATGATTGCAGACCCAGTGTTTGCGGCAGTAGCAGTTGTTGCAGAGTTATTTACCTTACCCGCAGTAGCGATTGTAGCAAGTTTAGTGTCTACAATTGCGGCATCGGACTTGATATCTGCGTTAATGATTGTGTCTGAAGTAATCGCTGCTGCGATACTGATAGATGAACCACCGTTGAATGAGGTTGCAGTACCAGTCACATCACCATTGATTGCAATGGTTCTTGCATTCTGTAGGAGTGTTGCGGTAGAGGCATTACCAGTTACCGCACCAGTCAAGGCACCAGTAAAGGATGCAGCTTCCACATCACCTAGTGCAAAGTTACCACCACTAGTGTTTACGTTTCCTGCGATATCAAGGTCGTATCTATCAAAGAACTTAAACTTAGTTGCGGATGCATCATAGAACATACCCGCATGAGTAAAGGGTTGTGAACCCGTATTGTAGTTACCAAAGAAACCAAAGTCTTCGTTAAGTGGTGCAGCGGCACCTTTCCATACGTCACCACTATCGTGACCGTTGTCTGTACCAACATCTAGAGTAATATTGAAACGAAGTGGAATGTTTGTTAGACCATTAGTCTTTAAGTTCCAATCAGAGTCTCCACCCGCAGAATCGAATCCTACGTGTTTGAACGCACCAATGCCCGGCCCACCATTCGCAGAGTCAAGACCCCATCGAATGACATCACCCGCAGCAGCACTATCCGCATCGTAGATTTGTACAAAGTATGTTTGTGTAACGTCACCCTTATAATGATCCTTAAAGAGTACGTTGTTGACACCTGAGTCACCAACACGTAGTGCAGTAGTGATTGTGTCACCTTCTTGTACAGAGATAAACTGGTCACCAACCGCAAGAGTGGCAACCGAAGTCTTAGACTCGGAACCAAGGATGTTCAAGTTACCTGCGATAGTTACATTACCATCGAATCTTGATACACCATCAACTCGTACTGTTTCAAATACTTCTGCTTTCAGGTCAACCTGAATACAACCACCTACACCACCACCAGCACCAGCGGAGTCAGCAACAAGTACTGTACCAATCTCAAATGCGTAGTTGGGGAATACTGGGGTGGCAGTTACCAACTCACCCGCAGAATCAGGGGATACGTGTATTCTATTACCCGCAGAAAATGCCGCAGTGTTAAGACCACCGAACAGACCACGAGTTGTTACGAAACCAAAGGCACCGTTTGCAATTACGTGTGCAGTAAGACCAAGTGTGTTTTGAACAGTAGAGAACGCATTCGCCCTTCCAAGTGCAATGGTAGGGAAGTCATTGGATGCGCCAGATACGTATACTGCCTTACCCTTTGCGATACTAGTACCACTGTTGTTATATACACGAGTAACATCATCTTGAGAAAGTTTTATAGTTATGTCAGCATTCTGATACGCTAGTGCGTCAGGGCCATTCATGTAGAACAGGTTACCTTCACGCAACGTTGGAACAACCGCACCAGTGTACTCAGAGTTTGACATCTGCACTAGATTGAATTCAGCACTATCCGCAGTTATTTTTCTATCCGCAACTATGTCCAGAGTTGACCGAACATTATCAAATGTCTCAGATGATGGACGAACAAGTGTTTTACCACCAGCACCAGCAGAGTCACCCTTAATAACCCAACCAATCGTGAATGGGAAATCTGAACCAGTAGGTTTTGTTGTTGTAATCTTACCAGCGGAATCGGGAGATACATAGAGTGTAGCACCCGCAGTGAATCCCGCAGTATTCATATCGTTAACGAAACCAAGTTGTGTAATAAAACCGTGTGCGTTGTTTACGATGTCGTGTGTTGCAAGACCTATTGCCTTGTAGGTAGTAGCTGAGTTTGCACGAGCAAGTGCTACGGTTGGATGGTCTCCATTGCCAACTTCGGCACCAGTAATGTATACCGCAGACCCATTATTAATTTGGGCACCAGAGACGTTCTTAACTTTAACAATGAATTCTTGACCCATGTTAACAGTAACGTCATTTGCACTAGTTGGATAGTAAGACAATGCTTCTGCAGCACTATCATAGAACATACGACCTTTGGTATAAGCAGGATTTCCGTTAGTGTTTCCGAGGTCTATAAATCCGTCAACATCAATATTATTAAATTGTACATTTGAAGTAGTTGCGACTGCCTGTCCGATAGAGATTGCACCACCCGAATAGGTGACACCAGTTCCCGCACTAAGATGTGCTCTTACTTCGGTTGCACTTGGGCCAGTATATGTAATGACACCATTTGAATAGGATAGAGAACCATCACCACCAGCATCGGTTACCGAGAACATTCCCTTAACGTTTGCGGAGTCAATGTTAAACTGACCACCAGACGTTACCGACAAACCTTTGTTTGCGGTTAGATGCGCTCTTACTTCTGTTGCACTTGGGCCAGTGTAAGTAAATACACCAGTCGCACTATCGTATGCGAGAGAACCGTCTCCACCCGCATCGTTAACAAGTAGAGATGCCTTTGCATCACTGTCAGCACGTGCGGTAGTGTAATAAAGATTGTTTCCTTCGGATACGTTGGTTGTGGACTTAGTTGCAAGTCTAATATCAAAGTCAGAGTCCGACCGAACCGTAGTGTAATAGAGGTTTGAACCTTCGGTGACATTAGCAGTTGTTTTGGTAGCAAGTCTAATATCAAAGTCTGAATCAGAACGAGCAGTAGTGTAATAGAGGTTGGTTCCTTCGGGTAACTGTGCTGTATTCGCATCACCTAGGTCACTATCAAAGTTTGCTTTGGTGTATACAGTCTCAACATCAAAGGAGTATTGACCAGTAGAAGAGTTATATGTTAAGTCTCCACCCGCAGAGAATAGACCACGTACCGCAGAAGTTGATGTCGCATCAAACCCAGTGATACCACCAAGTGCAGTAATGTTTGCAGAATCAAAGGTTGCTTGACTTCCCACCATGTTTGTGTTGGTGAGTGTAGTAATAGTTGCGGAATCAAAGGTTGCTTGACTTCCTACCAAGGTTGTGTTATTGAGTGTGCCAATAGTCGCAGTAGTAATACCCGCACTATCAATCTGTGTCACTAGACGTGAAAGGAAGTCGGAATCAAAGTTTGCTTTGGTATAAATCTGTTCAACATCAATCGAGAAACGACCAGTTGAACTATCATAGGTCATGTCTCCGCCAGCACTGAAGTGTGCTCTTGTTTCCGAAGCACTTGGGCCAGTATAGGTTAATACACCAGTAGAAGTGTTGTACGAAAGAGAACCGTCTCCACCCGCATCGTTAACTGATTGGGAGTTTCTTGCTCTCACATCAGTGTAGTACAAGTTACCTTGTTCTGTCAGGGTGCTTGTCGTGAAAGGACTAAGATTAATTCGTGTAGTGAATGTTGCACCATCGGCAGTACCGATTGAGATATCACCGTCCGAAGAGTCGAATGTAAATGATGTTACACCCGCAACCGCAACAGAACCCGCACTGTCTAACTGACCCTGTGCGTTTACCGTGAATACCGGAATCTGTGTTGCAGAACCATAGGTCGCAGCAGCAACACCAGTATTTGTAATAGAGATTGTATCACCACTACTATCATAACTGATACCTGTACCACCGACCAATGCGTCACCAAGGTCACTATCAAAGTTTACTTTAGTGTATACGTCTTCTACATCAAACGAAAATGCACCAGTAGAACTATTGTATGTTAAGTCACCAGTAGCAGAGAACATGCCTTTGATATTTGCAGAGTCTATATCAAACACACCCGTAGATGAATTGTATACTAGACCTTTATCTCCAGATACATATCCACGAACACTTGCGGTAGATGTTGCATCACCCAATGCAGAGTCGAATCTTGCACGAGTATAATATAAGTTAGACCCTTCGGTTAAACTTGCGGTGGTTGACGATGTTTCGTCTAATAGTTTGTGCCATGCACCCGCATGTGAAAAGTAACCCTTACCAGTTCCATGTACGTGTGCGAACATACCATGATAGGTTGATGCACTAGGTAAGTCGCCTTCCGCACTGTACATGTTACCGAATAGAACTTTACCAGTAGTTACAAGACTCTCACTACCTAATGTCCAGTAATCGTTAGTCTCGTCCCATAAGAAACTCTTGTTAGCACTGTCACCACGTTCAACTTCAATACCACTATTCTGGGATGGTGCACCAGTTGCGTTTGAGTTGAGGATGATTGTGTTGTCAGCAAGGTTAATCGTTTCCGTGTTTACTACGGTCTCTGTTCCGGTAATCGTCAGGTTACCCTGAAGAATTGTATTACCAGTTACCAGAAGGTTACCAATTGCAGCACTGTCTAGTGTTGCAGCTTTACCTGTTAAGACTGAGTTTGCAATGTTTGTAATGGTCGCACTATCAACAGTCGCACCGTTAACTACAGTTACACCTTGGTGGAACGTCTCATTGATATTGGTTCGTGCAATATCTGAATCATTGAATACAAACGAACCCGCATTACTGTCAAAGGACATAATTGCTGTGTTGTTTGTACTTAGAGATATGCCTAGGTTGAGTTTATTATTCTGTGAATCAACAATGATTAAGTCACCACCACTGTCTTTCAGTGATAGTGTTCCTAGACCAATAGTGTTACCACTCAGGTATATGTCACGGAACCTCTTGGTTGCACTACCTAAGTCATATGCTTCGTTCGAGTCTGGAATTAAAGAACCCGTAAATGCAGTATTGTCAAAACCAAATGTGTACTTATTCTGTGCACTATCAAAATCGAGATTTATGTTTGCATCGGTTCGTAAGTTGGTGATCTCCCACTTACCAGAAAGTTTGTTATATGCGAGTATGGAACCATCAGATTCCGTGGCAGTAACATCTACACCAGCGAGGTTTCCTATACTGAAAGCACCAGCGGTCACTCGTTTAATAGGAGTTCCGACAACTACCTTTTTTACAATGATTTTATCAGCCATTATTGACGTTCCTTCCTTATTATTTCGTTGCCGATGGAGAAACTTCGGCTTGTCCTTCAAGGACTCGTTGAATGATTGCGTTATTATCACTATCGGTATAGGAAACTTCCACATCATAAACATATCGACCACGAGGTTTCATCGCATCTGTTTGTGTGTTAGTTAGAGATAGGTTTATGATTCCATCAGTTGATGGAGATACAACCACGGCATTAAATTGAACTGTAAAGGGATCATTTGCGGAATCAGCATATCTGCGTTTTAGACTGGCAGCTACGCTGTGGTTGGTGAGGTTATATGTACTACCACTGTCATGCACCAGATGTATTTCTACAGAAACATCGGTGCCTTGATTAATGGTAATATCTTCGTAATTTGCTGATGACATCTATGATACCCGTTATAAAAACAATTTGTTTACTTGTCTTTATTTATAAGGTTTGGAACGTGTACTTTTTAGTAATCGGACATTATTTCTTCTATAATTTCATCTTGTAGTCCGTTGGACATATCGGTTCTATCAAATACATAAGATACCGTAAGTCTCCAACAGTTTGTTTCGGCAGCGTGATATACTCGATTGTACCAAGGTTCAGCATACGCACCGAAGTATCCAGCTTTACACTGCCACCCCTTCCTGTCTTTCATGACAACCATCTTACCAGTATGACCATCAACATACCTAAAATCACCATCACCAGTTTCTGACCAACTAAAGATTAGGTTATATGCCGAAGCATTGGCATTGTTGTGCCACGAGATAAACCCCTCTGGTGGATACATAATTTGTAATGCGTTGTTTCTTGTAGACAATAGTGTACAGAGTTCTGTATTCAACTCACCATACTTCGCAAGTATCTTAACCATCTCCTTTCCGTGATCGGGTTGTCGGGACTCTTCAATCTCATACAGTCTATCATTTTTCAGACTATAACTATATGAAGCATCAGGGAAACCTTCGTGGCCGGTATCTTGAGCAATAACCTCGTCACGATATTCGTCAGACATAAAGTGTTCACGGTCTTCCTTACGACCATTTTTCTGTAAATACTTACTAATATGTTCCCGATTTTCGTAATACCACTCGAACTTTTTCAGGGTTGCTAGTATTTCTTTGTTGTTGATAGGGACATCAATCATACTATAGGTGTGTCCTTTTGTAAACATCCTGAGTAATGTCTAAGGATAGGTGGAGCACCAGTCTTAGACTTCAAACCTTCGTATCCGTATTGTGTAAAGTAATTCCATCGGATATCATCTTCAAAGATTCCAATCTTGAGGTCTTTGTATTTATCAACCTTATTCACTAACCACCAGAGGGTTGTCTGATCGAAATGTCGGAGGTCTTTAACCCACTGTTCTTTATCGAATCCATCGGGCATCCATCTATTATCATATTGTTTACAATACAGTTCATACCAATCGTCCATAAACTCTTTTACTAATGGACTTCCGCTGCGATATAAACACACTCCCCCGCACAATTTATACTTCTCATATCCACCATTGTACTTGAACTCACGAATAGCATAGAATTGTTCACGTTCCTTGGTCAACTCGTGAAAGACCATATCATAGTCTTTCATCTCATCCCAGATTGTCATGATGTCTTCGTGTTCACACTCCATATCTGCATCGACATACATCGTAATGTCATAAGGTGTGTTTGCCATACCCCACAGTTTTTCACGGTAGTGTCCACCACAGATGATAATTTGATCAGTGTCTTCGGTTTCACGGCCGTCAAAGAACCTTTCCTCGGTCACCAAGGTGATGAGTGCTTCTGGGTAATAGTCTTTGATTGATTGTATTAGATTTATTGCATAAGTGTAAAAATTAATATTTCTTGATGCAACAATAACAAAACCTTTACTTAGTTCCGACATCTTCTAATGATTCCTGTACCAATAAAATAGCATATAAATTCACTTCAGGGACAGATTTAGACCGTCTTAGTTTTGATTTCAACAAACGATTTTTGGATTCCTTAATCTCTGGAATTTCAAAGGTTTCTAGTTTATACTCAAAGAGTTGTTCTAGTTTCTTTGCACGTTCGTGTTCCATTTTCTTTTGTTTTTCGATGTCTGCTTCGTCTTGTTTTTTCGACAATCGTTTTTGACTAGAAGCATTAATCTTTTCTTCACCGAGAAATTCAATCGCTTCTATGAACAATTCATTGGGGGTGCCATCAGCATTCAATTTCTCTATTTTGTGAACCTGACGTTTAGTTTTATTACCGTCAACTTCTTCGCTTATTGCGTTTAATAACTCTTTTCTGGGTGTTTCCCAAAACGCATTATCTAACCATGTTCTAGACATTATAGTCTCCTGTTTCATTCAGTTTTATATATAAGTAATTTATGCCGTTCTATGATATAAGGTGTATGTCTCAATAGTAGACGAGTTGGTATCAATTGTGGTTCCTACATAGTTTCCTGTGTAATTACCAGCAAAGTCTTGTGTGCTAGTTGAAGTGTATGCGCTCGAACGAGTCACCGTAGATACCCCAGTGGACGCCCTAGTCGAATCGGTCGTAGATGTTCTAAGGTAATCAGCCGCATAACTCGAAGTCCGTGTTCTTTGATAGACAGCAGAATAGGTCGAACTTCTTGTTCTATTATAGGCCAGTGAGTATGCGGAACTTCTGGTTCTCTGATAATCCGCAGAGTACGCACGAGCATAGTTTCCGGTATATTCTCCAAGGAAATTACCAGTAAATGTCTGGGTAAAGTTGGTGGTATAATCCGCAGAGAATGCACGAGCATAGTTACCAACATAGTTACCTAAGAAGTTACCAACGTAATCAGTTATACGAGTACGTGTAGACGTTCTCTGGTAATCCGCAGAAAATGCACGAGCATAGTTACCAACATAGTTACCTAAGTAGTAAGCAGTGTAATTCGTTGCACGTGTTCTCTGGTAGTTGGTGGCACGAGTTCTCTGGTAGTTGGTAGCACGAGTTCTGTTGTATGCGGTAGCACGAGTTCTGTTGTATGCGGTAGCACGTGTTCTTGAGTAGTTTCCTACGAAGTTACCAGTGTAGTTACCCACAAAGTTACCCGTGTAGTTACCCACATAGTATAAAGTTCTGGCATAGTTACCAACATAGTAAAGTGTTCTGGCATAGTTACCAACATAGTATAAACTTCTGGCATAGTTACCTTGATAGAACACTATTCTGTTATAGTTATAAGTTTGACCACTACCACTGCCAATGGTGCGAGAATAAGAAAGCTGTGCTGAACGTGTTCTTGCGTATGAAGCACCTGCTACACGAGTTCTTGCATATGTAGCACCTGCTGTGCGTGTTCTCGCATAGTTGCCAGTGGCTGTACGAGTTCTGTTGTATGCGGTAGCACGAGTTCTGTTGTATGCAGTCGCTCTTGTTCTTGCATAGTTACCTACGAAGTTACCAGTATAGTTACCTACGAAGTTACCTGTATAGTTACCTACGAAGTTACCAGTATAGTCTCCTAAGAAGTTACCAACGTAGTCTCCTAAGAAGTTACCAGTAAATACAGCAGTACGTGTTCTTTGATAATCCGCAGAGTATGCGCGAGCATAGTTACCAACATAGTTACCTAAGTAGTTACCCGCATAATTACCCGTATAGGTTGTTGCACGAGTTCTTTGGTAATCTGCTTGGAAGTTGCGTGAGTAGTTACCAGTAAAGTTACCAGTGAAGTCCCCAACGTAATCAGTTACACGAGTTCTACTATACACCGCAGAGAAGTTTCTGCTGTAGTTACCAATATAGTTACCCGCAAAGTTTCGAGCATAGTTACCTATATAGTCACCAACAAAAGTACGAGCATAATTACCCGTATAGTCTCCCCCAAAGTTTCTTGAGTAGTTACCTGTATAGTTGCCAATGAAAGATAGTACAAAGTTACCAGTAAATGTTCCCGCAAAGGTTCTTGCGAAGTTTCTACTGTAGTTACCAACATAGTTACTAGAACGAGTTCTTGTGTATGCGGCCGCATAGTCAGTATTCACTGTGTTGTAACGAGTGTCTGATGCTGTACCTCGGTTTGACCAAGTACCCGTGTCAGATGGTGCACCCTGTGCGGAACTCCGCATCTGGTATGTACCAATACCGGCACTGCTATTTGAGATGCGTGACTGTACCCTTGAACCAAAACTATATCGTATCTCGGCATCGGTCATCTCTTGGACACCTTGGAAGGTGCCTGTCAGTCCACTTGATCTCTTGATAGCAACAGGTCTCACCGCAGTCGGGGCCGACATTGTGTTCTTTACATAGATATTGTACGTAGTTCCAGATACACCTGTCTGCAAATTATCCGAAAATACATTTGACTTGTATGTGGTATATCCACTAGGAGCAGATGTCGCAAGTTTATATACGCCAGGATATTCTGATACTGCGATACGAGATAGGAGACGGTCACTTATTGTATCAACTTCTGCGGAATCTAATTCGTGTAGTTCGGGTGTTCCGCTATTGTCGGTGAACTCTAGAGGATATCTATATGCCGCAGAGTCTCCCGCAAAATCAGTCACCCCCTCTCTTTGATATAATGAGGTTATCGTCTGTTGCACCGGAGCATTGCCATCTGTAAACCCGTGTGTCCCAGAAGCATCATCATACCTAGTATCAGTAAATGCACCAATTATAGTGTTATTAGTACTGACCTCAGTAATCGATGCCACGTCACTTGAATCTAACGCAGAGAGATGCAGTCCTGCTTGATAAGCAAGATAGTTCTCTTCTGAGGTAGTTATCTCTTTAAGGTCACCATTGGTGCCTTCGAGTTTTAGTGTGGTAGTTCCCATATCATCCTATTTATACAATTCTTACGTACATGGTGTAGGTCTCTATGTTTTCGTTACCTGACCCAATGGTTGTACTAGTATAGTTACCTGTAAAGGTTCTAGCATAATCCCCGATGAAGTTTCTATTATAGTTACCAGTGTAGTTACCCGCAAAGTTTCGTGCATAATTACCTGCATAGTTTGCGCTAAATACTCTGGAATAGTTACCTAGATAGTTACCCGCAAATGCTCTTGTAAATGAAGATGCTCCCGTAAAGTTACTTGAACGAGTACGAGCAAAGTTTCTTGAGTAGTTACCTGTAAATGTGGAAGTGAAGTTTCTCGCAAAGTTACCAGTAAAATAAACTGTCCGGTTATTGAGGCTTGTTCTAGTAGACAGTGCGGTTCCACCAGAATAGTTACCTACATAAGTACCACTCGCACTGTAGCTAGTAGTGTAGTCACCTGTGTAATAGATTGTTCCAGAACCACTTGATGTGCCACCATATCGGAAACGCATAAAATTTGCAGTACGTACTGCGCCACTGCCAGTACTTGTTCGTGTATAGTCTAAAAAATTACGAATTCTGGTACTAGAAGTGGTGCTGGTTCTCAGGAAGTTACTAGCAGCTGTAACTTGTCTACTATAGAAAAGCGCACTACCATGTTTTTGGTGGGTACTGTAACGTGTTACCGTATATGTTCGAAGACCTGTATAGTTACCTGTAAAGTTACCTGTAAAGTTACCAGCGAAATCACCAATATAGTCGCCAGTAAAGTTACCTGTAAAGGTGGTTGCTGATGTACCAATAAAGTCTCTAGCAAAACTTCGAGAATACCCTGCCTGAAAGTTTCTTGCGTAGTTACCAGCAAAGTTTCTTGCGAAATTGTTAGCAGTGACCCTTTGACTGGTACGTGTACTAGTTGTACCAACATTACCAACATAGTTACCTAAATAATAAACTTGACTTGAGTAGTTGCCGGTGAAAGACCCACCAGTTGCTCTAGTGTATGTGCTCGTCCGTGTTGAGGTAACCGTAGAGTCTGTAATACGATTTCTTGAGTAGTCAGCGGCATAGAAACTTGAGTATTGAAATGTCTCTTGGTCAACACTTACATATAGTGTTCTATAAAAAGATCGAGCAAAGTTTTGACCCAGATAGTTACCAGTAAAGTTACCAATGAAATTACCAGTGAATGATAATAAACGGGCATAATTACCAGTATAACCGGCCGTACTGGTTCTTAGGAAATCAAGTGTTGATGCCCGTGTGCGAGTGTAAGTGTTCGCAGTAGTTGTAGTAAAATTACCAATGTAATCCCCAACAAATGATGGAGAGTAAGAACTTGTTCGTGTTGTTACATATGTGGCAGAAAATGTACTCGAACGAGTAGTAGTAGAATTTCTTAGGAATGTACTACTGCGGTTTCTAGTATAGTTTGCACTATAGGTAGAAGTTCTTAGTCGTGAATATGTCGAGTTACGGGTACGGGTATAGTTAACATTACTAACAGTTTGACGTGTATCTGTTGCAGTACCCTTTGCTTGCCACGTACCAGCGAATCCCGCATTAGTTGGGGTTCCTGTAGAAGAACTCAGTATTTTGTATGTACCAACAGAGTTCGCAGTTGAGGAAGTACGATTCCTTGCTTTAATACCAAGTGAGTATTTAATCTGGCCATCAGTCATTTCCTGAAGACCTTGATACGTACCCGTTTGACCACTAGACCGTTTAATCGCAAACGGACGAACCGTTGTTGGTGCGGTCATGGTATTTCTTTGATAGATGTTGTACTGAAGAGAATGTCCGTCAGTTCTTGTATCTGTCATTACATTAGCAAGATTTACTGAGTAATCTCCACTGGGGGCAGACGTTGCAAGTTTGTAAGTGCCTGGATAATCTGACGTATAGATTCGTGAATTGATTCTATCGAGAAGGACATTCAGTTTGGTATCGTCCATTTCCTGAACAATTCGTTGACCGTCACTATCTCTCTGTGATACTAGAACACGATAGTCGTTACCAGAGATAGTGGCAGTACCAGCCTTCTGTCGAATTACCGTGGATATACTTGTTGTCGAAAGAAGATTAGAATGAGTTCCGACAGCCGAATCGTAGGAAGTATCAGTAAAGGTTCCTACAGTACGATTGTCACCAGACAGGTTTACACCCAACTGATTTACAGATGAACTATCGAGTGCCGCAAAACCCAGACCTACCTGATAAGCAAGATAGTTCTCTTCTGAGGTAGTTATTTCTTGGAAGTCTGCGGTGTCTTTTAATTTTAATGGAACACTACTCATGGTGTCACTATACTCCGATTAATTGAGTTGAGTTCCGCTAGCGTTGTAGATGAGTGGAATGTCCGCTCTCAGCGCGTTTAGGGCATTTACAAAGTTAGTTCTTTCTGAACCAGTAAATCCAGCAGAATCTAATAGGTTTAGTGAACCCAATGCTTGGTTTGAAGCGATATTCTCTGCATCAAGTGCTTCAATATCTGCTTGCATAACATTCAATGCACCGACAATGTTACCATGTCCACTCGCAGTGATGTCTGTACTTAAATCAGCAAGGTTACCTACAGCACTATCTAGGGAGTTGAGAGATGCACCAATATTACCAGTGGTAGTGTTGTGTGTACTACCAATTGCAGAACCAACCTCGGTATGTAACTCGTTGATTGCACCACGTAGTGTGGTCGCAGAGGTATTGAGAGATGCAGAACCAATCTCTGCATCGTGTTCGTTGATCGCATCCGCAACCGTTCCCGCAGTAGTGGTCAATGACTGTGTAGGTTCAACAAAGGTATTGAGTGTATCAATCTCTATTTCTAGTTCTTTAATTGCGGTTGATACCGTAGAGGCAGTTGTACCCATCGCAACCGCAGTGATCGTACCCAACTCTGCATCATGTTCATTGACCGCAGCAGTAAGATTCTTCGAACTAGTTGTAAGAGTTGTGTGTGGTCTTGCACCAATGTCACTATCAAGTTCACCAATGGCCAATACTAGGTCATTTGCGGTAGTTGATAGGATAGATGCAACCAGTCCGTTATTAGTTCCCCTGATACCCAATTCAAGTTCATTAACACCTGATACAATATCATTCGCATTGGTTGTCAAGTCTGCCTTTGCGTTACCACCACCAGCACCGTGAAGGTCACTATCAATTTCATGTAGTGCAGATACGATGTTGTTTGCGGTAAAGTCTGCAAGGTCTACTGCGACTAGGTTATTTGATGTACCACGAATACCAAGTTCTAACTCATTGATAGCAGAAGTGTGGTCGGAATCTTCGCTTGTGTTTAATCGACCCGCAGCACCCAAATCCAACGAGATGATGTTTAGGTTGGATACTAATGTGGTAAACGTATCCTGAATATCAGTAATTGTCGGTTTATTTGCCATTACAGTTTCTCTACCAGTTTATTGAGGAGTTCTTTCAGGTCATTGACATCTTGTCTCAACTCACGGAACTCTTTATCTTTGTTTTGTCTAGCACTCTTCAATGCACGTGATTTTTCTATCTCATCTTTATTTATATTAATAATAGCACCCGAACTTGGACATCTTGCCAAATTCGGGTTTCCTGCGACATTAATTAGTCTAGATGCCATTATGTTGCCATCGCAATAGCTCTAAAGTCTCGTATGAACGGAACCTTGGATGAGTTATTACCACGGAATACAATCTTGAATTGATACTCAGTGAATGCATCTATTGTTCCGGTATCACCACCAATCATGTAACGATACTCACGGAAGTTTCTATCATCGGGTGCAACAGTCGTTTCTTGTGAAACTAGTGTCCATGAAGTACTATAGATATCAGTACCTTCAGTACCTGTTCTGAAGTAAACATCGATGTGACTACCGGAAGGTCTTATTGCGGCAAGTAGTACTTTCATACCAACAGCATGGGAGTCTAGTGTTGCAACAGTACTCATATGTTTGGCAAGTGAAGAACCACCGAACGCATTAGTTTCCGCAGAGTAAGTCAATGGGATGTTGACACCATTCTCAGTACCACTGACAACCTGATTATCAATCTGATTCGATTCCGTTGATAGTGACGCACCCTGTGTATCGATGATCGGAGATACCGCAGAACGTGTCGTTGCCATCGCAACCTTGACAGATACAGACCGTTCACCCGAACCCAGTTCAGCAGTTTCGTTTGCAGCGTTAGCAACCAATCGTGGAGTTGCGAAGTAGTTCTCATCTCCGATAACAACTTCACTTGAGTACGCAGTATCCCTAGCATACTTAACCTGACTACCAGATACCGCTGCAAGTGACTTACCAGAAGTTAACTTAGTTTGGTAAGTAAGTGTAGTGTCATCCGGTAATAGTGTGGTCATGTTAGGTGACGCAACATCATATTGAATCTGTTTATCGATTGTGATCAACTCTGCACCAAATCTACCTGAAGAGGTTGCGGCCGAGTCGGCATTGAATCTGACACCAAATCCATCTGCACGAGTAATCGTTCTCGCACCATTGATAGACGAACCTTTGACACCGTTGTAGGTTGTTGCGGGGACTAGACCAGATACAGTAACCGTGTCACCTAAGTTGAAACCGTGGTTAGAACATAGTAGTGTTACTTGGTCACTGTCAGCACCATGTGCAGCGTTCATGTACACTGGGTTGTTTTCCAGTGCAGATGGTTCTACATCACGGTTCTCAAACACCGCAGTACCTGAAGAAACAAACTGAGCAGTAAAGATTTTGAATGCAAGGTCTTTAGTCTGATCTGGTTCCCAAGTCGTACCGTTCTGTGACTTAAACAATGAACCCATAGAAGGTTGACGAGAGATTCTCTTCTCGGTAGAACCTAATTCGTATGCGTATGTTTCAGCAACATATGCTTCATACTCAATAGATTCCGCAAGTAGAACAATAGCATACTCTGTGTCGGGATTCAAGAAGATTGGTTCATCAAACTCGAATGTTGTTGGTGCAGCGGTAACTGCTGTTTGTGTCTGTGCAGACGGTATAGCAACCGCAGAGGAATTCAAGAACTTAATAGACTGAGCATGAATCTCAGTCGAACTTGGATGACCATTAACCATTGGACGAATTTGTAACTGAATCGGAATACCAGTAGCGTCCTTACTCTTAAAGTAAGTCTGAATCTTAGTTACAAAGATACCACTAGGGTTGGTCACAAAGAATGACTGTGCTAATGGGTCAGTTACTTTAACTCGTGTTGTTGTAGTCCATCTACGAGTTCTAGTCTGTGTGATACGAGTTGAGGTAATAGTCTCTTGTCGTGTATCCAAAGTACCTTGTGCGGTATAGTTGAAAGATGCACGAGATAACGCAGCTGCGTCATCATTCTTACTAATGTCCAAGAGTTTGAACTCTCGTGTACCAGCACGGAAACGTTTGGTTTCGGATGAAGGAATAAAGAACGAACCTTCAATAACACCGTTAGCATCAGTCTCAAGGTTAGACGCACCTTGGGGGTGTGCAGTTGCTCTACGGTTTGCGTTAGAGTATGATACGTCTGTTGCAAGTGCGCCATAACGTTTAAATGTCTCTTCTCTACAGAAGTCTGCAACAGGAGTACCATCGAAGAATGGGAAGAATCGTGTCTGAGGACGTAAACCTTCTGCCTTAAAGAACACTTTACGTGCACGAATGAAGGGAAGGAATGTCAACGATACAGTCTTCTCACCAACGACTTTACGTATAGTCTTCTCACCAACAACAATACGGTTGGAGAAAGACCTAACAACGTTGAAGTCTCGGTTGTCTCGACCACCGTTGTTGTTACCAACATTCACAACTCTGGTACTTTCGGCAGGTACACCTCTCCAGTTCCAAGCAGGAGTTCCTCTCCAACCCGAACGAAGTTCATTTGGAATCTGACCAAAACCGGCAACGGGTGTCCACGAGTTACCTATATCCCACTTCCATTTATTTGCATCACGGCTGTCTTGTTCGATGATATTACTTTGGATATTACCAAGATCAACATTAACATTCTCAGTTTTGGTAGCATTAATTATGTTTGCTGGGGCGTACTTTGTCTGGAACCAGTTATCAGTTGCTGGAGATAACGTAATGTTACCCTCACCAGTAATAACTGCAAATGGGTTGACGTTCTCAGTACCAGTTACTAAGGTCTGTGTAATAGTTGCAGAGTCCGTATAGTTCAAGTAAACAGTATCACCTTTCATGATAGTGTTAGTTGACTTAGAGGAATCATATGCAAGGATTACATCATCTTCTAGAGTGGGTACTGATAAGAATCCTCTTGAGGGGTCGATGGCGGCACGATACTCAACGTTATCAACATCAGAGAATGATCTACTTGAGAAGTTATCAACAAAGAATCCCGACTTAGTTCTTGGGTTACCGTCACTATCTAATACTAGTAGTGAAGCGGTGTCGAGTTCAAGAAGACTCAATGAAGTTGCTTCTTCGATTTTATCGATTCTATCTTCCAGTCTGGAGATGTCACCCATAGTGAATCGTTTTGCTTTAAATGGTACAACAACAACATCAGAATCATTTAGACCATATGCATTGTGTTGCAACTGGAATAGTGCTAATGTGTTCTCTGGTGTAGCAGGAACCATCGAACCGAAACCGGCTTCACCCATAATGTTCTTAACTTCACCTTGATTGGTAACAACAACCTTATCCGCACGAGGTAGGTAGTATTCTACGTCTGCTTGGAAGATGTCTCCGTTTGTAGGAATCTCTGTTGCAGTAGTATCTGTGAACACACCACTAGCATTAACACCATTGCGGAAATCAATTACATCACGTAGATTAACAGTACCGTTACGTATACCAGTATTGAAGGTTGGGATGTCTTCGTAATTAACCTGACCAATATAGGAGTTTACGGCAAAGAAATCACCCGCACCGTGGGTGAAGTGTTTGAATCCAACATAGACATTACCAGACGGTGCACTTGCACCAGTCTCAAGTAACATACGACCATTGTCATAGTAACCGGCACGTTGACCGTTATCTAATGTGAATAGATGCGAGATGTCCGCACCGTTAACATTTGTTTGTTTTACTGATTGAACACTTTGAATATCTGTTACATCTAAACCAACAAACAAAATACCAGCACCATCAGATTCGACTGCGGCAGTCTTTGTAGTTGTAACAAGAGTCTTCTGACGAACAGAAGGAGCTGCTTTATTTACCTTTGCATATACTGTGTGTGCTACATTGGTTAAGTTACTAACAGTAAGACTTTGTGTACCTACGGAACCGAATGTGGCATTGGTGACCACTACACCGTCAGTGTCTTTAACAACAATCCACTGAGAAGTGTTGACGAATGTTTCTCCGGTAGTAGTAAGGTCAAGTGTAAACGCACCACCACTGGCAGTGTCAACAAATACTCGTTGAACTTCGAAATCAACGTCACTAACGATTCTAGGACGAGGGTTTGGTAAACCAAACACCAAGTTTGTTTGTCGAGACTCTTTGATGAATGCTTTACCACCCTCGAAGACTGGTATTGCACGTTTAATTGTAGATGTGCCAATAGTCTTAATGTTACGTAAGTTTTGACCACTGTTCATTTTAATGTCGAACAGGTATACACGGAAGTTCGAACCATCTTCTTCTACAGCACGAATTCTCGCAGTACCAATAATACTTGCGGCAGGGTTGGTTGTTGATGTAGATAAATTCAGTGTCTCATTAGTACGAATGTCTAATCTACCCTTGAGATCGTCACATATGAAATACTGTCCATAAGAGATACCAGCAACTTCGTTTGGAACAACTGCGGTTTCGCGAGGTTTAGCAATAGTTAATGGAGTAGGTTTTTCGGTTGAACCACGATAACCATTGACATATGCAACACCATCTGATATAGTAGCAATGGTATTAGTACCAGAGTCAGTAAAGTCAACAGTGAATGGATTGACAATGTAGTTACCAGATTCTTCACTAGTTCTACGTGCAAGTGTGTCTGCAATTTTGTTATAATCGTCAGCACCAGTTACCTGATCAACGATATTTCCATCTACGACATCACAGTAGTAGACAAAGTTTTCGTCTGTTGCCACTAGGTCTTCAGTGGTTAGTGTGAGTCGGATACGATATCTATCTGCGCCAGGCGAAGACAGGTTGGGTGTGGCACCCTGATTGTCGTATAGATCAGTGGTATCAGAAACAGTGATAATGTCTTCTGTTACTTTAAAACCAACAACCTTAGTAGGATATCTGGAGTACTTGGACAGAATGATTGATTGACCAGTCGCGAACACGAAGTGGCCACGAGTAAAGAAGTCACCCGATGCGTTTGCAATCTTACAACCTCTACCGATAGGGAGGTCAGTACCGACAGCAGTCGCAATCTGTAGATTCGAACCAGAAGCATTAATTAGTACTTCGTTAGCAGCTAAACGAATTGTGTTCTCACCAGCTAAACCCGAAGAAGTGTTAATGTATTGTACGTACAACGTTGCAGGGTCACTGCCAGTTGCAACAACTACTTCAATTACCTTTGCTTGCACCGAAGAAGTTGCACCCGTAAGGGTTACACCAACTAGAGTACTTATGTCACTGGGAAGTGAATAGGTTGCAGTGTTTAGTTTGACAAACTCGTAATCGTTCGTAATAGTAGGGCCGCCAGGATTTACCGCAGCACCTTCTTTAAATATGTTTCGACCAAATCGCCCTATTTCTTCTTGGATGATGGTTTGCAATTGGGTAAGTTCCCTTGCTTGCAAAGCACGTCCGCTATTAAATAATACTCGATGGTAGTTATCGGAAGCGGTAAAATCATCCTTATAAGAGGAAGAGAATACGTTGGATGTAAATGTCTTTGGCATCGGTTATAACCTTAAATTTGGATTACGAGTTTAATATCTTCGGTCTGGTCTGAAGCACGTGTAATAGAAGCACGGTTATCAATATATAGTAGTTCTCCAGACATAGTATCTATCTCAGGTTCATAATATGGAGTTACACTTGAATTCAATACACCAACACCAGTTCCGTTAGTTTCTGTAACTGCCTCACCTTGAGCGAAGTTTCCAAATCCCGTTACTGAAGTCTGGTGATACCAAACATTAGAACTGTCAACTTTGTCAATGATTGCTTCGATTCCAGATGTACTACCTTTGATGGTATTATCTGCGGTGAAACCAGCAGTCACTGTGGACAGGTTTATTTTCTTCAGAGCTATGCCTGTAGTTTCTGTAAACAAAGTGCTACCACTTGAATCCATTGGATTCTTTAACAGACCAACCTGACGGAAATCATTACCAACAATAAAGTCAGTTGATTCTGTACCAGAAGGTTTTGTGTTAAACATGATTGCTGTTGATCGCAAATCGTCTCTTGGGTCTCCACCTAATCCTAATGGAGTAGATAAGATTGGACGGATTGAGGCGGGTTTGGTTGGAGAACCACCACCAGTAATAGTAACTTCTGCCCAATTATATCCAGAACCAAGTGTGTATAAACCAGAACTATCGATCAATGTAACCTTAGTTACCGCACCACCAGAGATGAAGGAGTTTGCTTTTGCCTTTGTTCCGTTACCAGAAACGGTGATTGTCGGTGAAGAGGAATAACCAGCACCACCCGAATCAACTGCATAACCAATAACCTGTCCCACTACCGCAGCGTTCTGAATAGTCTTTTGTTCTATGATTGCAGCCGGAGAATCCGAGTCGGTAGTACCAACCAATGTTACTGGAAGGTAGTTTGCAGAAACAAACTTAGTCGCGTCCAACGCACCAATAGAGTACAAGAACTTCCAGATGTATCCATCCGCAGTGTCAAAAGGAATACCCGTTGTGTTACCACTAGGTTGAACCGTAGATACCTGTGCTTGACCAGAAACGTTCTGTCCCTGTTGTATACACATATAAACTTGGTTGTTGTCGTTCATGACATAGTATGTCTGTGTTGGATACCCAACTACAGCATCATCGTATCGTGAATAAATTGCACCAGAAGACCAGTTGTAACGAGGAACAACAAATGAAAGGTCAATTACTTTCTTCGCAGACTGTGCAGACAGACGGAAATCTCTCTCTTCTTTCCTAGAATTGAGTGGGGACGGTGCAGTGTCAGTTGCGTTCCAATCTTCTGAACGACCAATTACCGCAAAGTAATGTGTGCTCGATAACTCGACATCAGTCTTCAGAGCTTGGATCACTTGCTTTTTAATTGGATTAGTAATAATCGCCATTTCTTTTATCCTTTAGGGGTTCACTATTGTTGTGCCGTTATTAGACACAAAAAACCATTTGCTTTTTGTTGTGTTCCATACTAGTATACATCCGTCACCTTCACCGAAGGAAACGTAACCATTGTTATTACAACCAAATATTTTAGTTGTACTTCCTGCTTGTAATCTTACTTCACCAGCACCTACATTACTGAAGTGTTTTACTTCAGCTTGAATAGTGCCGTCTCCGATAGTCGGAAGAATCAGACTACCAGAGTTAAATACTGTTAATGGTTCGGACAAATCTACAGCAGTTGTAGTTGCAACATCTGTTCCCTTTTCAAGAACAAGTTTGTTTACAATCTGTACTGCACCAGTACCCTTTGCACCAATCTTCAGACTGATATTAGTATCACCACCGTCAACATCGATTGCAGCTGCATTACCTGTCGCAGAGTTTGTGACGGTAACAAAGTTAACCGCACTTGCAGTCTTAACAAACTTTAAGTACTCATTACTAGAACTGTCTAGTAGTAACGAACCACCGGATAAACCACCCAACTTGATGTTTACCAAACTTGGTGAGGTTAGTGTTTTGTTGGTTAAAGTTTGTGTGTGATTCTCAAATACAAAGGTATCACTCGCACCCAATACAGGAAGAGCGATGTTACGATTCGCACTGATGTCGCCTACAGTAACATTGTAGGTATGACTTGCGTTCGCATCACGAATCTTAGGGGTTGTCATTATCGGAACAAGAATAGTCTTGTTAGTCAAGGTCTGCGTATCAGAATCTAACACGATAGTGCCACTAGCATTCGGGATATAAACATCCCTATCCCCAGTCGGATTGACCGCGATTAAGTTTGTCTCGTGACCATCGGCAATCGAACCTTCGAACACAGCACCAATAGCGGTAAGTGTTACGCTAGTTGTTGCCGAATCACCACCAATACTGGTATAGAGTTCCGAAAAGTTCTCATTGATCTTCTGAGCTGCAATGCGAAGGGTGTCACCCGTTCCGTCATTTGCCGCTGATCCTCTGTTTAGTGTCTGTCGTGCCATTTTATAGTCCTGTTGTTCATACTATTTATAAGAGTTTAATTAGTAATTAATCGGTATACCAAAACTTTTTACGTATTGAGCTGAGTCTGAACTCCACCATTGATGTCTATCTTGGTCTAACGTCTCGAAGGAGAAGTTGTTACTCAAGTCCATACCGTTAGTTTCAGATGCGTCTGAATCATCAAACGTAGGTGATGTTGCAGTCTGTGCTTCACGTAATGAAGAGTACTGATTGTTAATTGTCTGTATCTGTTCGAGAGAGAAATCTTCTATCGAAGTGAGTTCTGCATTAATTCTACTTAGAACACCTGCTGAATCTGTATATAGGTCATCAACAAGAGCAGTGATATCCATTATCGCGAAGTCTCCAAAAGATGCGGTTGAATGAACAGCAAGAGGTGGTGGTGGTTCCACTACAACTAGAGGTGCGGTCAACGTGTCAGTTACTACCGATACAATCTGAACCTCTGACCCCACATACATTCCAGCGGGGTGAGTGAATAGTTTATATGGTTCTTTCCAGTCATTAAAGGCGATGTCGGTCTTGACAAGTAGTGCAAATGTCTGGTATAATTTGTTATCAGTAAGGTATCTTTGATTCTCGATACCGATAGTAGACTGATCGTCACCAACTTTAAACACGTTTTCTTTGGTGTAGATTATTTCAGGGTCAACTCCAAAGAAGGTTCTAAAGAACTGTTCTATAGAATATTTGGTTCCCTTGGAACGATATAGACTACTGGAATATTTTGCAGCAGCTCTTTTGTCAGCGAACCCTTCGAAGTATGATTGTCCTAGTAGAAGTTCGTCTTCAATGAAACTGAGTAACTTTAAGTCTGTCTGTGTAATATCGCGACTAAAGAATAACTCATGAACCAGCTTTCCGGCAGACTCATCACGGTCTTCGAATTCATAATAGTAATTTAGAAGTGTGATAAGTTTCGGGTAATCGTCAGCAAAGAAAGCTGGTAAAATGCTTTGTACTGCATGGCCATCGAACGCAAGTTCTCTGCGTCCAATGTCAACTAGTGTGTCATTCCGTTTTGACATTAGTTAGTGACCCCAGTATCAACATCAACAATACGAGAGAATGTGTTCGCTGGGTCTAACTCAATTATATCCTGTCTAAATGGTGTTATCGCACTTTCATTAGCAGGTTTTGCTGAGATTTTAATGTATGTGTTTGTACCAATAAGGTTGTCGATTTGTAGACCAACAATAGAAACGGTATCACCCGCAAACGAACCTACGTTATCAACAAGAACTTCATTGTCTTCACCATTAAACACTTCTAGTTTGTTTGTGTTTAATTTGTTTCTTATGATACACGTCTTGTTCTGAAATCCAAACTGTGAGGATGTCACGGTATATAACAAATCGTCAGCAGATTTCAGAGTAGTAACGAATCGAAGAGTGTGATCTTGAATTTTAGTCAACGTTGGGGTGAATCTTCTCTGCATCAAAGTTTCTGTACGAGAGGACAATATCGCAGGACTGACATCATCAACAAGTGTCAATAGATTAGAACGTCTATAGGACTGATTGAACTTGCCAGTGTTTGCACTAAAGTACGCAGTGATAACATTGTTCACAGAATCTTGAATAGTGTTTCTTGATAGTGTTGTCAAACTGGGGTTGAACTGGAAGAAAGTTTTAGTCTCAATAAAAGTTTTTATTGGGTCGGTAAACTTAACCTTGAATGATGCAACAGCTAACTGTTTAGAAAGGTCTGTAATAGCATCCTTGGTTTCTTGTTCGGTAACAGCATCAACGTCTGCGTTGAATAGGATTGATAGGAACACTGTACCAAATTCTGGGTCGAGTGCATCCTCACCACCAAATGATTGAATATCTTTAATCAGTGTGGAGAAGTTTCTTAATACCAGTGCAGAGTAATCTACCGCAGTTACCATTCTATTTTGTGTTGCATATTGGAATGGTGCAGTCTGTCTAATAGACTCTATAGTTTCTTTCGAAGAACCACCAACCGCATCAGCAACCGTTGTTACTGTCATATCGTAGGTCTGACCCACAACACTTACACCAGACTGTGGCTCGAAAGTCTTAGCAGCGTTTGATGGTGAACCAC